CGCGTTCTTCTCGCGGATGAGATTCATCACCTCAGTTGCAAGAGCTGCGGACACCTCGGCTGTGCGGGCAGCAGCCTCACGCTTCTTCGCGGTGATAGCGCTCCATGCCATTGTGCCAACAGTGAGCGCTACCGAGAGCGCTGCGAACCCGACAGTGAGCTTGCCGATACCGGTCAGCACATTCTTCTGAGCGGCCTGATCAAACTTGATGAGGTTGTCCTTAGCCTTCATCGCTTGTCCAGCGATGAGGGCCATTGCGCCCGCTGCACCGAGACCGGTCGTCGCGATCGCAGTGAAAGCACCGAGGCTGCCGTTGGAGACATCGTCAAGCCTGGCGAACGCCCCGACAGCCGTTGACGTCACGTTCGCTAGCTGGCTGATCACTGGCACTGCACCACGGGCAAGGTTGTTGCGGAGTTCCTCGCCGGCGTCAGAAAGGTCTTCCATCGCCTTACGGAACTGCTCAGCCTTCCTACGGTCCTCACTGCTGAACACCTGTGACGACGATACTCCAGCGAGAGATGCGCGAATCTGATCGGACCCCTTCGAGATCAACTCGGCGTTCGCCTGCCAGCCACGACCAAGGATGTCTGCTGCGGCCTTTGCGCGCATCGCAGGGTCAGGCATGCTGTTGAGTCGGTCAACCAAGTTCAGGAAAGTGCCCTCGGCGTCCACGGTGCCGGCGCTGGTCCGAGCCACCTCAATGCCGAGCTGCTTAAACTTCTCAGGCGATGTCGCGAGAGACTTCTCCATCTTTGTGAACGCCGTCTGCAAGTCGCTTGAGCTGATGCCCATGTCGCCGGCGACCTCGACCCAGCGAGACGACTGCTCCATGCTGAGTCGCGTGGCATCGGAGAACACGCCTGCAGTAATCGCAGAGTTCTGAAACCCGCTTGCGACGTTGAACAGAGCCCGACCCATCACGCCTGCAATCGCGAGCGAACCGCCGCCGACACGATTCATAGAGTGAGCAACTTTGTCCATGCTGCTCTGGGCGCGACCCAGTTCTTGGCTTGCTACAGAGCCGATGTTCTTGAAACCCTTAATGGCTCCCGAAGAGTCCATCGTGAGCAGGAACTGCAGTCTTTCTACGACACCCGCCATGCAACACCCCTCACTCCGAGTTGATCAACTGCAATGCTTCAAGCAGTCGGCTTGCAGGCTCCTGTAGTAGCCCTGCGACCACCTGCTCGTACGGCAGGTGGTCCTCAATGCTGATGAGAGCGGCAAGGGCGCACAGCAGCCTGCGTGGCCCCCGTATCGGCGCCACGTCCCACGTGTCATCGCCGTACCCCTCGACCATCAGCATGAGGTGGCCGACGAGCAGGTCGTCTTCGGACCATTCCCGGCCACCCCAGCGGATTACCCACTGTTCGCTGCTCAACGGCGTCTCTTGGCCATTGGGACAGGCTTCTTCCATGTGGAGTAGCCACCGTGGCGTGGCATACCGACCGAGCCGCGTGTGCGACTGACGCTGGTTTTGCCAGGCGAGTTAATGCCGGAACGCAGCACGTTCGCCGACGAAGGGCCGATCATTGTGCTTGCCCCTTGACCGCGCTGCCAGATACGCAGAAACACGTCCTCAATCTGAGACTTGCCCATGTGGGCAGCAAGCGGTGCCATTGCAGCAGTCGCCTTCGTCCACGTGTACTTCGGGCGCGAGCTGCTTGCACCACGGTTGGTCCGTCGGTAAAGCCGCATCCCGTTGCCAAGATCAAGGCTCTTCGGGACACGGCCCTTCTTCTTTATGTGGCCCTTCGTGTAGGACGCGCCACCACTGTTGGCTTTGCGGCCCTCCTCGAGCACGCGCCACGGGCCGCGAGAGCGCGCTGCGGGCTCCACAGACACCTGAAACTGCCCGACGGATCGAACGATGGTGACGATCGGGATCGGTCGGCGGTTCTTCTTGCGACCGGACCCCTCTCGCCACCAGTTCGACATCAGACCGTCGCCGCCGGTATCAGCGTTAAGCACAGGCGCGACGCCGTACTTGTTCGCGTACTTCGCAGCAGCAAGCAGCTTCGACCACGCCTGACGTCCATCAAGCTCGGCCATCATGCTGTCAATCTTGCGCGCCAGCGGGAACGTGCCCGAGAGTGCGCCAGACGGGGGCATGGTTTAGTAGGTGCCGATCGTGACGTTGCCGGTCACCTGCAGAGTTGCGCTCCACGTGACGAGGTCGGCGACCTGCGCCGAAACCTCGTAGGACTGCACGAAGCAGGAGCCCGAGAACTTCACGTTGGAGACGGTTGAGCCGGCAGGCCCAAACACCCACGCCGACGACGTTGCCGAGCCGAGCAGCGCGTTTACCGTGGTGTGCAGAGTTGCATCCCACTTGCCGCTGATCTGGATGGTGGAGCCGTTGCGGAGACCACCAATGAAGGTCTTGGAAGTCGCGCCGAAGCTTGTGGTCTCAAGCATGTCGGTGTTGTTGTCAAGCCCACCGACAGAGTCGATGTAGGCGCTGATGTCGGTTGCGGCGAGCGTGAACTGCGCCGACTTGGCGGAAACAAATGCCATGTTGGTACTCCTTGGGGGTGCGCCAGTTCACTGGCGTGGTGGGTGGGTGTCGGCGCACTAACGCGCCAAGGCCGCCTCGGGGTCGAGGCGATCGGTTGCTCAGGTGTTCGCTTAGAAGCGGACGATGGAGACCTGTGCGGTGAATGACGGCGTGGTGCCTGTAACCGTCCAAGAGATGCGGAGGTAGCGGTTCACGGTGCCTGTGCCGGTGATGACTTCTGAGCCGATGACGGTGGCAGCGGTGAAGCTGCCGAGCGTCGTCCAGGTGCTGTTGTTCGTGGACTGCTGCACGACGGCCGTCAGGTTTGGGGTGGTGCCCGACACAGCGGTGATGTGAAGCTGCGCGAGGAACCCGTTGGTGGACGCTGCAGCGTTGTCTTGTGATGCGCCGTTAGCGGTTGCGGTGACAGCCGCTAGATCAATGAGGCTGATACCGATGCCGGGCGCCGAGCCAGCGCCAAGGGCAAGCGAATACTCGACGGCGTTGCCGACCTGAGCGCCGACCTCGTAGGTGACGGTTTTGGCAGGAACGAGCCAGACTGCGTTGCCAGCGGTGAAACCCGTCGGGGCGATGCTTGTCGCGACAGTGGTGGTGCTTGTGAGCGGGCTGGTCATCTGATCCAGCACCGTGCCAGCGCCTGTGGCGTTGTCAAACACGCCGTCAACAGAGACCTGCCACTCAACAAGACCTGGCACGAACGCCTTGCCGGTGTCGGCGAGCGTAGTGACCTCGAGCATGTCGCGCGATGCGGTCGGCTGGACACTGCGAACTACCGATGAGATGGCCTGTGAGCCGTACAGGATTCGTGCCTGCTGTGCGTTGACGAACGCCATGTCGCCTCCTTAGGCGTAGATGAGAACTTGGAACTCGACGCCGAGCAGCGACATGCCGTCGGATCGGTCGTATGACTGCAAACCGCCTGCTTCAATGACGCGCAATGTCATGCAGGCGCCATCAAGGGTGGGGTCGGCCTCAAGGGCTTCTTTGAGCGAGCCCGTGCCGCTGCCGGCGATGTAGGACTCAATGCGTGTTTGGGCGGTGCGGTCATCAGCGCGACCGGACAGCACTTGGATCGCGAACTGGAACTCGTCTGCGCCCCGTGCGAACGTCGTGTCATACGACACACGCTTCAGCTCGGTAATCGCACACGGCGTAATGGGGGTGTCGGGGAGGTCGTTGTAGACACGGATTCCGAGGAGCGTGTTGAGTGCGTCGGAGATGCCGATGCGAAGGTCGCTGATCGTTGCGGGCATTAGGCCACCGCCGCCAGCATGAACGGTGCGATCAATGCTGCGATGTCAGGGTCAATGGATCGCACGTTGATGACACCAAGGTCGCCGAACCCTGCGACGCCGAGCGGCGAGTCGAAACGACGGAACTGGCGAATGACCATGAGGCGTGTTGCCTCGTTGATCTCGGCTGGCACGTCGGGCCATCCCCACGTGCCCAGCATTGACAGCGTTGGGCGACGTTCGGTCGAGTAAGGGAACAGGGTGCCGTTGAGGAGGCGCACTGTGCGGACAGGTCTGTTCTGCACCAGATTGTTGAGCGGCTCAAGCTGGTACTGCGCCGATGTCAGCGTTGTGTTCCAGCTTCCGTCCTCGAGCCCGTCAAGCTTGACTGTGACCGACGATGATGCAAGGTCGTCAATCGGGATCGACAGCGTGTTGTTGGCAACGTAATAGCGAGTGCCGCTTGACTGTGCGAACACACGGTTGCATGCGTTGTCGATGCGCGCCGAGGCAGCGTGAATAACGGACTGGATGAGGTCGTCATCAATGCTGTCAGTGACGCGCATAGCAGCCTTGACGGCTGCGAGCGTGGTGTACGCGGAGGTCACTTGGCGCCCTTGCTCCTCGGCACTGATGCCGTCTCGGCGTCCGGTGTGGCGTCAGCCGTCTCAACGACAGGCTTGCCGCTTACGCGCTTGATCTCAGCCTCAATGTTGCCAACACGCTCAGCGTCCTTCAAGGACTTGGCGTGAACCAGTTCGGCTCTGAGTCCGTCGATGTAAGTCATTGCGGGTTTCCTTCCGTTGGGCAGGGCGGGCCGAAGCCCGCCCTGCTGTCACGTTGCGTCAGGCTCAGTAGCCGGACTGGACGACGAGGCCCGTGCCTGTGACTGCCGAGATGGCCGTCACCATGCGGTGAGCGATCGCCGCGTAGCCGTGCACGCGGAAGCGCACGGTCAAGTTCGCCGACAGGACGTCGGGGAAGACAGACGTCTTGACGCCGGACTCGAACAGGTAGCTGTCCGAGAACTTGGCGCACAGGATCGCTGCCTGGTTGGTGCCTGCACCGAGGTTGACCGGCACCGTCCCATCGACGTACACCGGCACGCCGAGGATGGTTCCAGCGAGGCCGGCGGGTGCGCCGGGGCTGGTGGTGACGCCCTGAGCGTTGTACGGGCCTGCGCCGTTGGGTACGACCAGCGGACGGCTGGAACCGTCAACTGAAGCCTGCAGCCAGTACCAAGTCGAGGGGTGAACCACGAACGCCTCGGGGGCGCGGTAGCGGTTCTTCACGACCTGGCTGATGGCCTGTGCGAACGACGGCATGATGCCGACGCCCGTCGGGGAGGCTGCGGTGTAGGTGACCGAGTTGATGCCCGAGGCGTTGAGCAGACCGAGCATCGTGCCCGAGCTGCCTGCGCCGTTCACGACGTCGGTGTTGATCTGCAGGGCGTAGTCAGCCATGAGATCACCCATCACCATGCGGTCAAGACCGCCAGCGAGCGGGGACTGCTCAACGAGTTGGACGGAGACGTTCTCGTAGCCGGCGTACGTCTTGACCGCTGCGGTGACCGTGGAGGTCGTCATGTCGCGGTTGGACACTGCGCTGTTCTGCGTGGACTGAGCGCCGACCTGCGTGCCGACCGTGATCTTGGGCACGTTGATGCTGTCCGTACCAGCGGGCAGTGCCAGCGTGGTGAGAAGGTCAGCGGTCACGCGGGCCGCACGGGCCAGCTCGGCGTACTCGTTGGTCAGCCAGATCGGGGGAACGAACTCGCCGCCCTGACCATCGGTGGTGCTCGGGGTGGTGCGGGTCTCGACTGCGACCTCGCCCATGTGGCGGTGCAGGCGACCCCACGACGTCTGATCGTTGCGCAGGGTGGCGTTGATCATGTCGCGCACGAAGCTGTTGCTGCTGCGCTCGTCGTAGGTGAGCGTGTCACGCTTGACGGTTGCGCCGCCGAACGCCTTTGCCGGTGCTGCTGCGCGAGCCTCGGCGATCTCGGCCGAACGGACCTCGACTGCCTCAACCTTGGAGATGCGGGCATCAAGGTCGGCGAGCTCGGTGGTGATGGTCTCGACACGGTCGAGGTCGGACGCCAGGGCGTCGGTGTTGTTCAGGATGCCATCGGCCTCGGCTGCAAGTGCTGCGCGAGCCTCGATGAGCTTCTCATGTTGGATGCTCAAGGTTCACTCCCTTTCGGAGTTAGGTGTGGTGTGACGCGCAGACACAGGGGTCTGCGCGGTTACTCACCGCCGGGGCTCGCAGCGCCGGGGGTAGTGGGGCTCAGGGCTTCTAGATGCCGCGAGCGAACTTGAGGGCGAGGCGACGTCGGCGCAGGGCCAGTTCGTCGTCGCCCGACTCGGAGCGCATGCCGACACTGGTGTCGCCATAAGCGGGCCAAGTCACGACCGACACTTCGTGCAAGTCAAGATCGGTAAGGGTGCGTAGGCCGTCGGCTTTGCGCTGCCCGTCGGGGGCAACCGTGAAGGCGAACGACATCTTGTCAACGTCGCCGCGCTTCAGCGCTGACAGCAGTGATGCGGCATCGGGGTTCGCAGGGTCAAGGTCAGCCTCAATCCACAGACCCACGTTGTCCTCAGACACCGCCAGAGTGCCCGCAGAGCGACGAGCCAGCGGGATTGCTGACGTGTCATGGTTGACGAGCAGAAACACGTCCTGACCCGACTGCAGCGAACGCCGGAACGCGCCTGGTGCGATCATCTCTCGGAACGGCAAACCCGATGCCTCAGTGTTGAACTTCGCTGCATACCCGCCGATGCGAGTGCCAGCCCCCGTGAGACGCAACTCGGTGATGACGGTGCGCTTCTCGGCGGCGTCAATCGTTGCCGAACGTGCCGGCATCATGTCAGTCATGTCAGTCATGTCGGACTCTGCCCCGTTCATTTCGTCGTCGGCGTCGTGGAGCCCGCAGGCTTCCATCACGTCGTAAAGGGCCGCGTCGGCAGCGACGAGCAGCCAGTACGCCTGCTGTATCGCAGGGTTGGTGTCGTCGCAGGATTCAAGCAGGGTTTGGGCTGCGTCAATCGCTGCGTCAACAGCGCCGACTTTGTTAGCGAATGCGTGAACATCAAGGCCGTACGGCTCGATGGTGGTGGCGTCAGCCATGTCAGTCACCTCAGGGGCGATGAGCGCCGCACGTGCGGCGATGAGCGAATGGATGCGTTGCTGCCATTCCTGTGTGGCGGGTCCGAGCCCGTCAAGCGCCAGAACGTCAGCACCGCTGATCCCCCCGTCGGCGATCTCCACGCCTGCGTCGCGAGCCTCAGCCTGCACCGCCTTGGGTGCGCGGAAGGTCTCGACGGTCATTCTTGTACCCCCACAAGGCTGCTGTCGGGCTTGACGTCTTTGCCGAGTGAGGGCAGTTCCCCACCGGCAATCGGCGAGCCTTGGAACACCTGGGAGAAGTTGTCGCCACCCTCATAGGGCGGCATCCCTTCCAGCACACGAACCTCGTTCGGAGTCATTAGACCTGACGACACGGCGATGCGGTGAATCTCGAAACGCTGCAGGGTGTCGGTGCGCAGCAGTGACGAAGTATCAAACGAGACGTTGACGCCGGCAGGCAGCAGGCGAGAGAACGATCCTTCGCCGCGTCGGAGCAACGGGGTCAGGGTGTGGACGAGATAGTTGATTGATGCCGACTCCACATTTTGGTACGTCATGCCATCTGCTTTCAGGCCGAGCATGTGTGACGGGATGCGGAAGATGCGCGCAATCTCAGCCACGACTTGTGTGCGTGACGCCACGTACTCGAGGTCGGCAGCTGACGCTGAGATCGGCTTCCAGCGCAGCCCGTCGGTGAGTACCGCAGGACGGCGACGACGGCGATGCGTGTCCTCCCATGTGTCGCGCAGAACCTGCGCAGCCTCAGGAGACATCTTGCCGTCGGTCTCCAGCACCGATGACGGGGTGCCACCGTCGGAGTACCACTGAGCAAGATGACGGTCCATCGCAATGTTCAGCCCGATGATGGTCCGCTGCTGATTGATCGGGCTGATCCCGACCAGGTTCTGCGGTGGTGTAAACCAGCGCATGTGAATGATGTCCTCAGCAGGAATGTCATTACCGAGATGCACGTAACGTCGAGCGGACTGCCCCTTATCGGGCATCACCTGC